TATACACAGTTTTAAAGTAGTCGATCCCAGTAACATAACCGAATTTGTTGTTAAGATTGCTGGCAGTATCTCAGATAAAGTGATAAGAGGATCATTAGATGCTAAACAATAAAAAAGATGTACTGTATCTTTCTGATACTGACGAAATAACAACTACCTTTAAAACTGAAGTGTATGACAATGATACAGTTGTACCTATAGCTAACTTCAGTGATGCTGTGTACTACATAAAGACTTTAGATAACAAAGTAGTTTATACTAGCAGTATAGGTACTGGTATATCCATAGATGGTAATCAGTTTGTTATTAAAGTTAAAGCAACCGTTCCTCCAGGAAGATACCAGCACTACTTAATCGTTACTAACGCTACAGGCGAAAAATTACCGCCTGTATTTATACGCAAACTAGAGATCAGGAAAGTATAACTATGGCTACAACTACTGCATTCAAAAACCAATTACTAGATAGTGCTACTATCACCCACATCCAATTACACTCTGCAGCTACTGCTGGGTCTACTGTATCTCACTACTCTTTCTGGAATAACTCAACTTATTTAGGCAGCAAGGCATTTACAGTAGCTGAGACTTACTCTAATAATGGTACTGCTCGTGTTACAAGCGCAAAACTAACATTGAGTGATTTATAGAGGTAATCATTAATGATTAAGCCAAGTGATTTATTGAAAGAAGACAAAGAAACTGATAATGAAGTCAGTTCAGAATATAAGGTATTCGAGCTGGATTGGGCTAATCCCCCTAAAGTATCTGACTTAAAGAATGATTTAAGAGAAGCTAACGAGGCTCACAATGCCCATGTCTCTAAAGTAGACACTTGGCTTGATAACCTCAATGTAACTGGCTCTGCTAAGGTACAAGCACCTAAAAAAGGCAAGGGCGCTGTCAGGTCTACTTTTGTACCTAAATTAATACGTAAACGCGCTGAATGGCGTTATTCTTCATTAACTGAACCATTCCTTAGTACTCCAGACCTGTTTCGTGCATCGCCTGTTACCTTTGAAGACAAGAAGTCTGCAGAGCAAACCCAATTACTACTAAACAAACAATTCAATACTGACATCAATAAAGTTAAATTTATAGATGAGTATGTGCGTACTGCTGTGGATGAAGGTACGGTTATCTTACGTACTGGCTGGGAGTATGAAGAATCTATAGAAGAACGTCATGTTCCTGAGTTCCAATACATACGAGTACCGCCTGAAAAAGCAGAAGAGTTTATGGCTCAATTAGAGGCCGCTGAACGTAATGGTATGCTTGATGAAGAACTAGAAGAATCATTACGTGAAACTACTCGCACAGGACAACCTGTTCTGGCTAAAAAGACAGGTACTACATACGTAGAAGAATACCTTAAAGTAGTCAAAAATCGCCCTACTGTAGAGGTATGTAATTACCGTAATGTTATCGTAGACCCTACTGCCGAAGGTGATGTAGATAAAGCTAATTTCATTATTTATGAATTTGAAACATCAATATCTGACTTAAAGAAAGACGGCAGATATAAGAATCTAGATAAACTCAACGTACAATCACTCACACGCTCTAGCTCTGATATGATGAATCTATCAGATCAAGAGATTATGAACATTGAGAATAAGAACTTCAATTTTTCAGATGATGCTAGAAAGATATTCAAAGCATACGAGTATTGGGGATTCTGGGATGTAGACGGTACAGGTGTAACTAAGCCAATTGTAGCTACATTCGTTGGCGATACAATGATCCGCTTGGAAGAGAACCCATTCCCTGATAAGAAACTACCTTTCGTTATTGTACATTACCTGCCTGTACGTAAATCAAATTATGGTGAGCCTGATGGCGTTCTACTAGAAGATAACCAGAAAGTAGCTGGTGCAGTAATTCGTGGGATGATTGACTTATTGGGTAAATCCGCTGCAGGCCAGAAAGGTTATGCTAAGAATTCACTGGATTTAGTTAATAAGCGTAAATTTGAAGCTGGTTTAGACTATGAGTATGAACCTACTGTAACTAATCCAGAACAAGTATTCTTTATCCATAAGTTCCCTGAGATCCCTGCATCTGCTCAATACATGTTGGATCTACAGAATGAAGATGCTGACTCTCTAACAGGCGTAAAAGCCTATAGCAGTGGTATTAGTGGTAATGCATTAGGTAGTACTGCTACAGGCGTTAGAAGCGCTCTAGATGCTGCTAGTAAGCGTGAACTAGGTATCTTACGTAGATTGGCACAAGGCTTAGTAGAAGTAGGCCGTAAATTCATTAGTATGAACGCTGTCTTTCTAAGTGAGGAAGAGATAGTTCGTGTAACTAATGATGAGTTCGTACCTATCCGTAAAGATGACTTAGCAGGTAATATAGATTTAGCTTTATCAATCTCTACTGCTGAAGCAGATAACCAAAAAGCAGAAGAACTTGCCTTCTTATTACAGACATCTGCACAAGCAATGCCTGAGGATTTCAGTCGGTTGATACTGGCTGAGATTGTTAAATTACGTAAGATGCCAGATTTGGCTAAGCGTATTGAAGAATATCAACCACAACCTGATCCAATGCAAGAGATTGCTATGCAAGAAGCTAAATTACGTATTGAGCTACTTAAATCAGAAATTGTGGATAAACAAACACAAGCTGAATGGAATGCTGAACGTGCTAAGACAGAACGTGCTAAACAAGCTAACCTATACAGCGATACTGACTTAAAAGACTTAGATTATCTAAGCAAAGAAACAGGCGTTGACCATGTTAGAGAGCTTCAAAAAGAAGCTCTCAAGCAATCAATGTCAAATAAAGGCGAAGCAGGTAGACCTGCAACAGGTGAAAACACTGATGATAGTACTAGTACTTACAACGGTATATCACAAGTTTAATATCTCAAGGTAATTACCGAGGACACACGATGAACCAAACTGACTATAAATTACAGCGCATTGACGAAGCTATTAAACACAACCAACGTTTAATAGAGAAAGTAGAGACGTTACACCGCTTGATGGAAAACCCTGATTTCCAGGATATTATCCTCCAGGGATATTTCCGTGATGAGGCGTATAACTTAGTCATGCAAAAAGCTGAGCCTGCGTCAAGAACGCCTGAACGACAAGAAGATATTATTATGTCTATTGAAGCTATCAGTCGCTTAAACGAGTATTTCCGCGCTATTGAATTGATGGGTAACACCGCTAAACAAGCGATTGAAGCACACGAAGACTTACGTGAAGAAGTAATATCTGAAGCAGCTAATGGTGCTTCAACAGTTAATTAAGGAGTGACTTATGCTTGATAAGATTAAAGCGGCTTCAGATATTTTAGATTTACCAGACGATGAGTTCTTAGAAAACTTCAACGAATTTGCTCAACCTAAAGAACTTATTGACGAACCTGATGAAGAAGTAGAAGAAGAAGAATCAGAAGACGTTGATGAAGATGAGGATGACGAAGAAGAAGTAGAAGAAGAGGACGATGAAGATGATGAGGAATCGGACGAAGACTCAGAAGAAGATGAAGAAGAATCTGAGGATGAGGATGAGGAATCAGAGGGAGACGACGATGATGAAGGAGAATCAGAAGATGACTCCGATTCTGATGACGTATTAAAAGAAGCTCTAGCCCCATTAAAGGCTATGGGCAGAGAAGTAAAAATTGAATCCATTGAAGAACTACGTAGATTGGCTTCAATGGGTATTGGGTTTAACAGTAAGATGCGTGGCATTAAGCCACATATCAAGGTATTACGTACCTTAGAGCAAGCTAACATGCTAGACCCTGAAAAGATCAATTTTGCTATTGATTTGGTTAATAAGAAGCCTGAAGCAATAGCAAAACTGGTGAAAGATGCTGAGCTAGATCCATTAGATATTGACGTAGAGTCATCTAAGGACTATAAACCCAGCAATCATACTGTTGATGATTCCACCATCGCTTTAGAAGATGCACTGGAAGAAATCAAACAGACACCTACTTACAACACTACCATTTCGATTGTAGTGGATAAGTGGGACGAAAAGAGTAGAGCTGAAATTGCTAAAGACCCTCGATTAATCAAAGTAATCAATGACCACGTAGCAACTGGTGTATATGAAAAGATTAACGCAGAGGTTGAACGCCAGCGTCTACTCGGTAAGCTCGATGATGGTGTTTCTGACATTGACGCTTACTACCAGATAGGCACTCAATTATTCAACAATTCTGGGGATGGCAATGGCGAGGCTGAAGCTAACCAATCACAGAATAATCGTAATAAAAGTAAGCCTAATCGTACATCTAATAATGATGAAATCAGAAACAAGAAAAAGGCTGCTAAACCTACTAAAGCAAGTAGTAAGAGTAAGCCTAATAAGAAACAATCTGACTTTAACCCATTAGATTTACCCGATGATGAATTCGAGAAACTAATGAGTAAATATTCATTTTAATGAGGTGCAATTATGGCTCAACAATATAATACAGGCGGTACTACTTCTACCGTAGGTGAACAATTTAACGATTTTCTGTACAAGAAAAAAGCGTTAGTTGAAGCACGTAAAAAGCAAGTATTTACACAGTTAGCTGAATCAGTAGCTTTACCTAAACACTTTGGTAAAGAGATTCGTAAGTACCAATACATTCCTGTATTACATGATGCTAACATCAACGATCAAGGTATTGATCCAAATGGTGCTACTACTACTCGCCAAAAAACTATCGTATTAGTTCCACCTGCAGGTGGTCAACAAGGCGAAGAAAACTTATACGTTACTAAGTATGCAGTTGGTGAGGGTGCTAACGACACTGATGCTACCACTAATGCACAAAACCGTGTAGTTGAAATCGTAACGAAAGAATTAGGCTTAACTGCTGCTGACTACAATGCTGCCAAGTCTGCATTAGCAGGCCTTGGTTACACTGTTGATGAATCTCGTCCAGTTGTTCCAGTATTCGGTAACTTATACGGTTCAAGTAAAGACATCGGCCGTATCTCAGGTAAATTACCTACTTTGAGTGAAGTTGGTGGCCGTGTAAACCGTGTTGGCTTCAAGCGTAAAACACTTAAAGGCTCTATCCAGAAATTCGGTTTCTTCGATGAGTACACTAAAGAATCATTAGACTTCGACACTGACGAACAGTTAGAAATGCACATTCACCGTGAAATGGTTAATGCTGCTGTTGAAATCTCTGAAGCTAAGTTACAAATCGACTTACTTAATGCTGCTGGTATTGTACGTTACCCTGGTACTGCAATGTCTACAGCACAAATTTCTGGTGAATCAGGTAGCGAAACTTTAATTACTTATGAAGACTTAATGCGCTTATCTATCGACTTAGATAATGCCCGTTGTCCTAAAGACACTAAAGTAATTACTGGTACTCGTTTAATTGATACTAAAGTTATTAGTTCTGCCCGTGTAATGTACGTTGGTTCTGAATTGATACCAATGTTACGTTCTATGCGTGATAGCTTTAATAACCCAGTATTCATTGACGTTAAACACTACGCTCACTCTTCTGATGTTATCGAAGGTGAGATTGGTTCAATTGACCAATTCCGTATTGTTGTAGTGCCTGAAATGCTACATTGGGCTGGTGCTGGCGCAACTGTTACTAACAACGCTGGTTATCGTGAAACTAACGGTAAGTACGACGTATTCCCAATGTTGGTAGTAGGTCGTGGTGCATTCTCTACTATTGGTTTCCAAACCAATGGCGATATGGTGAACTTTGTTATCAAGCACAGTAAACCAGAATCAGATATTGCATACAGCGAGAGCAACCCATACGGTGAAATCGGATTCATGTCAATCAAGTGGTACTATGGTACTCTTATTGAGCGTCCAGAACGTATTGCGTTGATTAAAGTACCTGCTAAATGGTAATCTAACATAAGCCCCCGCAAGGGGGCTTTATATCAATAATCAAGGAGTCAATTATGACTGAGAAAAGCGAATTAGAACTTCTAAAAGAACGTGCCGATAAAATGGGCATTACTTACAATAAGAATATTGGCGTAGAAAAGTTACGTGAAAAAATCAACAAATCTTTAGGTATTCAGGAAGAGGAAACAGAGCCTACTGAATCTCTATCAGAACGCAATGCTCGTTTACGTAAAGAAGCTACTCGTTTAGTACGTGCTAAAGTAGTATGTATGAATCCTACCAAACAAGGCTGGGAAGGTGAGATTATCCAAGCTGGTAATAGTGTTATCGGAATGGTTCAAGAATTTGTGCCTTTTAATGCCCCTAATGGTTGGCACATTAGCCAAATCGTATTGAATGCATTGAAAGAACGTAAGTGCCAGATCTTCGTAACAGAACGCAATGAGCGTGGTATCGAAGAAAGCAAATCAGTAGAAATAGACGAATTCAATGTTACTGAGTTACCTCCATTAACTGTTGAAGACATTCAACGAATGAAGCTCAATTCAGCAAACAGATAATAGGTAGGATAAGTACACTATGGCTCAAATAGATATTACAGAGATCATCTCAGCAGATCAGGACAATCCAGGCTCATTTGAGAGCATTATGACGGCTGTTAGTACGTACCTAGAGGCAGAGTTTGATAAAGGCCGTATAAAAGCCCCAGACTACGCCAAAGTGTACTTATCTGCTATGGAGGCTGCTTTACAGCAGTCTCTTGCGTTTGCTTTACAGAAACAACAAGCAGATAAACAAGCCGAACTACTGGATGCCCAACGTCGTCAAGTAGAGAAAGAAATAGAGAAACAAGACGTTGAGATTGCAGTTCTTAATAAGCAGTCTCTTAAAGTAGACGAAGAAATAACACTACTTCAGAAACAACAGCTACAGACTGATGCTCAAACCACTAAACTAGATGCAGACAAAGATCTAGTATTAGCCAATATTACTAAGATCAATCCAGAGATTGATTTAATCAATGCACAGAAAGACAAGACAGCGCAAGATCGTTTACTCGGTGTAGCAAATGAACAACTTACTTTAGCTAAAGTAACTGAATCGGTTAAGATGTTGGATAAAATTGATGCTGATATTTCACAAACTACAGCCAATATTTCTCTCATCAATGCTAATGCTACTACTGAAGGTAAGAAAGCAGATAAGCTAGTAGCTGATACCGCTCTTACTAACCAACAAAAAGACAATTTAGCGCAAGCACTACTCAAAGATATTGAGGAAACTAACTTAATTATTGCTAAGACAGCCCAAGCTAACCAAGAAGCTGCTGTACTAGTGGATCAACAAAATAAATTAAGAGCTGAGAAAGACTTAATAGCTCAGAAGAAACTAACTGAAGAAGCCCAAGTAGCTGACACACTAAGCACAGGTAGTCCAGTTGCTGGTGTATTATCAGCACAGAAAGATATATATAAAGAACAAGCAGCTACCTTTGTGCATAATAAGAAGTACAAAATGGCTAAGCTGGCTGCTGATGTATTCTCTATGCAGTTATCAGCTAATCCAACATCGCCTATACCTAGTGCGTTAAGTGAGTTATCACAAAGTGCTATGATTACAGACGCTGCAGCTAATGCTGATATTACTTTACCCTCTACACCATAGGTAAATAAATGGGTATATTTAGTAGTAAGACTATAATCACAACGGCTGTGAGTACATCACAGCTACGTGATCCAAAGAAAGCAATGACATTAAAGCAAACCATGCTTAAAGCTACATTGCTTGAAAAGGATATAGTCGAGTCACTTAAAGACTACGTCTTTACAAGTGCTGCTAAAAAAGCCCAAGTGTACTACTCACAGGGCGTAAATAACCCAGTAATAGGCCAACCTTCAGGTATTTCTGCAGGTATTGGCCTATATTCTTTCCCTACAGTAGACATAGTACAGCCTATTATAGAAAGTATAGTAGGTACTCCTATGACTATTATTGGTATGCGTGTTACTTACTTTGATAAGTCTGCGCGTATGGCTTGGGTCAGGGCAAAGGCCTTTGAACAAGGTATGTTAAATGAATACAATGGTCTTTATAATATCCCTGGCATAGGTAGCGATTATTCTCTAATAGACGCTGATCTTACTTATGACGAATATGCTGTTAAGGCACAATTCAGAAAATCCCAAGATAGTGGTGCTTCTGTTTATTTTAATTTTGCTTTACCAGACCGATTTGATGAATACAGCCCTTATTACGTAGTTACTTACCATAGGGCGAATGATGTTCGGAGATTGCCTCTTACATGGGTATATCCTGCGAATACTTCCGAATATCCTGAATTATCTGCAGAGATAATAGATGGTAAAGAATTCGGTAATACTCTCTTTCCAGTAGTTCCCATTATTATCAATAAGACTGAAGTAAAAGAATCAACTTACCCGGATGAGAAAGCTGCAGCGGATAGTTTACTTCGTATCAGTGGCTTACAAGATATTGAGACATTCATAGAACTGCTCAAATCTAACGAAAATTATGCTGACGTAGACGATGCTTTCATTATGTTTGGGGCAGATTTGAGGGACATAAAAGAGGTATATGTAGCAGAGTACTTATACAAATTCTTCGATGTGTTGAAAGAACAGTCAGTGCTATCGAAAGAAATGTTTGAGTCTTCATTGGCTAACGATCCTCCTAAAGGAGTACCGCCTAGACTAAACAAAGTCCTAATTAAAGATAAAGAATTCAACGTTACATTGGCTTATCACTACATTACACATGAAGTGATAACAGGTACAGGTGCAGGTAATGCGTGGTATTTTTACGGTAATGAATATGCTGCTAGTACATTTGAATCACCTGAATATGAAGTGGGTGTAGCAGGCAGTGATAATAACGTATTTTTAGAGGATACCGAACTTGTACTAAGGAAACGCATAGATGATGATTCTTATCACGAAATAAGAGTCAGAGGCCTAGTACATAGTACCTTTGTGTATAACAGCCGTACTTTAGTAGATAGGTCAATTAACCATTTAAGGAATGATGATTACCAGGGCGGATTCTTTATACCCATAGATAAATCCATTATGGATACTATGAGTGCTGAAAACCGTGAGAAGCTGATAATAGGTGCTGCTTCTCTTGTGGTTTATGCTATTCATGTAGAGACATTGAAATGGTATCAGAATCCTGACTTTTGGTTAATCGTACAAATAGCTATGATAATAATAGCCTTATATACGGGCTATGTTGACTTCACCGCTATCTTAGCCAAACAAGGTGTACAGGAAGCTATCAAGCAAGTTGTTATTTCATTAATTACTAACTATGCCTACACCCAGATAGCTCTTTATATAGCCAATATGGTGAGCCCTGAGTTATTTATTTATGTAGCTGCTGCATTAGCCTTATACGGTGTATTGGGTACTGATGCGATATTCTCTAAACCACTACTAGATTTACCACTAGCTACTGACATAATGAAGATAGCTGCAGTATTCCCAGACCAAGCCAATCGAGTCATAAATAAGAAGAAAGAAGAACTTGAGCGTGAGATGTCTGAATATACTAAGTCGGCTAAAGAATGGCAGGAAGAGATAGAGAACGCTGCAGCTATGCTGTCGCCATTGGAAGGTGTTGACTATTATGACATAATTAAAGAACAGAAAATATACATTGAAGACGTAGATGTTTTCATTGCTCGTACCACTGGTATAACTGATTTTGACGAACTATTGATAGATCAGATTGATAACTATGTCGAGAACAAATTAGATTTATATAACAACACACTAGTTGTATGAGGTAAAGAATATGGCAGACAAAAAAGATTATAACGACATCCTTGACCCTGATGTCAAAGTGTCAGAGTGGTTATTTAAAGGTAATGGTTTTGAAACGCTAGGTAGAATAGGTACTGGAGTAAAAAGTGTATTTGATTTATACACTGGATTAAAAGGTTTAGGGCTTGCCCAAGAAACTTTTGATTACAATAAGAAATTAACCAGTACTAACTTAGCTAACCAAGCTACATTAATTAACGCTACAAACCAAGATAGGTATACTCAATTGGCTTCTTGGCTAGGTGCTGACAGAGCTAAAGAAATGTATGGTGATATGAATACGTATCTACAAAACCATAATGTTGCTACAGACATCAACGGCACTAAACCTACTGTTAATACTAATAATACTAACCAACAGCCTACAGATACCTACACGAAGCTAGGCAGTATTGCCAGCTCTAAGAAAGCAGCTCCTAGAAGCTCTGCTGCTTATAATGCACTAAGTAAATTCGGTAGAATTTAAGGAGGTTCTCATGGCAGTTATACCAACATGGCAAAACGTAGGTAAATTAGATGTACGAGACGTAGCCCAATTAATGCAAAGTAGTGCAACAAGAGCTTCACAAGGCTTAGGTGGATTAGCTAACTTAGCTACTACTACTGGTAAAGAATTGCGGGCAGATCGTGTAGCTTCTGTACTCAATAAAGCGGCACAAGTGGATACAGGACAAGAAGTACTAGATAACTACGATAACTTTACTGATGCTGAGAAGATCCTCCAGCAAGCAGATGGCTATATAGACAATAAAGACATTGGCAGTATACAGAAGGCTTTTAAAACCCAAGCCACTAACGTAGTAGACAAAGCGTTATATAACAACACCGCTAAATTCTTAGCTGACCCAAATACTACAGGTACTTTAGATGGTGCTCTAAAGGCTAGAGACGCCATTCTTAATAATGTACAGGTATTCGGTAATGTGGCTTCTAAAGATGCTGTAGAAAAGGCAACTGGTAATGTTGAATTACTGAACAAATTATCTACAGGTTATTTAACATCTACCGTAGGTAATGACATATATGAAGATGTATTCAGTGCTGTTGATACTGTACAGCAAGCCACAGGTATCCCTATCTCACTAGATCAGAAAGGCAATATCAATATGGCTGGCTTAACTGAAGCAGAGATACAGAAGGTTAGTAGTTACTTGGCTGGTCACAAAGATTTAGCGCAGCAAATGAAGTCGGTAACTAAAGAAACTTTTATTGATAACTACGCTAATAGACTACTACAAGAAGCTAGTAGCAAAGGTATACCTATGGATAAAAATGTTGCGTACAGCCAGGCGACACAATATTACGATACAAATATTGCAGCTAGACGCCAAGAACATGTACTAAAACAAGCGCAACTTAGACAACAAATTACTCAACAAAATCCTGAAGTAAATACAGTACAGACTTACATTGAGCAAGCAAAGACTAAGGCAGCTTTAGCGCAGCAGAAACTACAAGCCTATAAAGAAAGTGTTGAGTCGCTACACGGTATTACCGAAAAGCGCAGTATTTCTGGTATGGCTGAAATAATGAAAGAAGTAGCCAAAGAGTCTGGTAAAGACTTCGGTGAATTAAACGGTTATTTAGGCTCTAACAATAACGAAGTTGCTCCACGCCTATATAGTATATTGAGTAGTACCTTTGAAGCAGAGTTGGCTACAGGTGAGAAAGTGGTAATAGACTTTGCTAAAGATACTTCATTAAATGCTCTGAAAATAGCATTAGCTCAAGCAATTAACCCCGAAAAGGATGGTGAGGGTAACTACGATATAGCTAGCGATAAATTCAAAGAGACCTTGGCTCAAGCCATACTTCGTGAAAAAGCTGAGTACATGCGAGCTGAGGCTGAATACACTGTATATAACCAGAGCGCTACTAAGCTATCTGGCATATTAAACGGCTTCCTTAGAAATAACACAGTAGACCATAAAGGTAGACATGTTATTCTTAATGTAGAAGAGGCACAACAAGCTCAGTTTGCTCTTAAGCAAACAGCATTACAGCCTATAGACTTATTAGCGCAATCAGATCCTGCTCTACAGGAAGCACGAGCCAAGGCAGATAAGTTCTTAGAAGCTAGTCAGAAGATAGGCAAAGGTAATCCTAAAGATGACCTCCCTGAAGATGGAAAACTTACAAATGACCAGAGACTTGAAGAAATGTGGCGAAACCTTTCCTATATCTACTAGTTTGCGAGCTTAAATAAGGTATTATAATAAGACCCTAACGGGTCTTATTTTTTTAATTAGTATAGGTAACAGCTATGAATGATAACAAAGATTTTAGTGAACCTAGTTCTACAACTCCCCAAGTAACAGAAACTAGCGTACCAACACCAAGCCTAGATGCATTCAACCCAGTGAATCAATCTAACTCGATACTACCTGATGTACAACCAGAGTCTAATACCCTACTAGGTAAAGCAGAGGCTGTACAACAAGCATCACAACAAGCAGTCTCTTCAACAGGTATAGACGCTACCGTTAAGCGTATGTATCAGCAGGTCGATCAATTCTTGGCTTCACAAGGCATAGACCCATCCGCATTAACAGTTGATGAAAAAGCTGATGTCTTTCGTAGCATGAATGACAAAGAGACTGCATTAAAGTTAGCAAGTGCTAAGAAAGAAATTAACGCACGTCTTAAATCAGATTTAAAAGTACTTGAAAGAACACGTTCTCGTTTTGGTGATGAAAAAATAAAAGACACTGCAGTAGTTGCAGGTGGGGTTGCTAACAAAGCAGTACACAGTATTTACGCTACAGCAGACTTCCTAACTAGATTAGGTACAGCCAAGTTAGGTGATGATAATATTTTTGTTGCTATAGCTAAAAATAACCCTCTTCTAAATGCAGATGAGTATGCTGCCCGTATAGGTGAGGTACTAACAGGGAAATATAGCAATGATAATAACCCGTTAGCTAAGAAAGATTTTAAATTGGGTAAAGGACTAGACCCAGTAGTAGAAGCAGTTACTGGCTATAACCCTGTAGACGTATTCAAGAGTATTGACCAAGTACTGTATCAGAACTCTTCCCCCATCCATCAAGAAGCTATGGATGCAGGTGCAGTATCTTTACAGAAAATAGACGCAGGTGCTAAACAACGTAAAGAGGTATACGCTAGATTATCTGGACTAGATCCAGATAATTTAGAGGACAAAGCCAAATTAGAAGTTATGGATTACATGTATAGCTTTGTTGAGGCTATCAAAGCTAACTTAGATAATCCAGAATTCCTAGCTACACAATCTGCGCTTACCTTAGGTGACTTAGCAGGTGGTGGTTTAGTAGGTAAAGCAACTAAGCCTATTGGTGCTCTATACGCCTCAAAACATCTGTTACCTAAGATAAAAGAATCTGAAGAGATGGCTAAGTACTTCAGACCTTTTATCGAGAAATACAAAGATGATATTTACCCACTATTCCTTGAATCAGCAGAAACCATGGCTGAAAAAGGAGCTAAGATAGACTTTAACATCTATAACCTATTGAGCGATCTACCTCGGGAACGACAACTAGAAATAATACGGGATTACCGCGAGATACAAAAACACTTGGGTCATAACCCAGTGCAGAAAAAGCTGGATGATCGTAAACGTGTAATTGCTGAACAAGCCGCTGCTACTGCTAAAGCAGAGCAACAAGCTGCAAACGTAGGTTCACTTGTTGGTTTATCGGCATCATCTGCTTACTCTAATGCTAATGAAGCTGTAGAAGAGTTAATGAAACTTCCTATGAGTACGTTTCTTGAGTCTGACTACGCTAAGGCATTATCTGAACAAAATCCAGACGCTACTCCAGGAGAGTTATTGCAGATAGCTGCAGAGCAGGTAAGAGAAACTACCTATAACCTAGTATTCGCGTCATCACTTCTATCTAACTACTTTACAGGTGCTGCAAATGTTGTAGGTAAAGCTGTTGGTGGTAAAGGCGTTAAATTACCTGAAGGTACTGGAGCTGTATTTAAAGAACCTTTCCAAGAAGCTATTGAAGGTACTACAGAACAGCTATCTAAAAACTACGCTTTACAAACACATGGCGATGAAAATAAAGAACTGTTTGAAGGAGCAGGTACTAACGCAGGTGCATCAGCTATTGCTGCTTTTGGTTTTACTGGAGGTATTGCTGCAGTAGTAGGAGCACCTAAAGCACTAGAGACAGGAGCGAATATAGCTAAGTCTGCTGTAGGTATGTTCGTTACTAAATCGGCTACAGACAAAGATACAGACCAAGCCAAAAATATTCGTAATGTTATAGCGAATCATTCATTTGACCCAGAGTCTCTAAATAAAGACAAGAATAAAAAACCTATCCCAGGTGAAGCTCCTCCACAAGAACCTGTACAAAAGACTCCTAAAGAAATTCGTAAGGAGCAATTACAACGGGCAATAGAAAAAAGAGATGTTTCTGAATTAACTACATCTGAGCATGTTAAGCCTGAAGAAGTAGTACGTACTGTAGCTAAAATAGTCAGAGACCCGAAGGCTACAGTGGAAGAGAAATATAACGTAATCCACCAACTAACTGCCTATGGCTCTGCATTGTCTTTGGTTAATATGTCTTATGAGAATAAGCTAAAAGAACTGAAAGAAAATAAAGACCCATCTAAACAAAAGCAGTTACGTGAAGAACTTAAAGGACTTAAAGCAATTAACGATAGTGTTAATGCTGTTAAAGCCCATATCTATAAAGTAGTTACTGATGGTAAGAAAACATTCAGTAAAGACGAATTAAAAGAAGCTATTGTTAGTAGTATTACTCGTAATACTAAGAGTAAGGCAGAAAGCAAAAATGCTGTAGTGCGTCTAATGGCGGCTGTAGCTAATAATGATATAGAACTAACAGAAGAAGACATTACCCGTATAGCCAATGACCCTAATAATAACCTCACTCGTGAGGATTTAATGAAGGCCATAAGTTATGCGAAAATTAAAGATGTTAACGAACTAGTCGGTAAAACCGCAGGTAGTGTAAGAGATAACATCCTTAATGGTAATGCTAACTTTGTTGGTTTACGTCAATATAACGATACTATCATCGGCGCATTAGCACTGAATGATCAATACGCATTAACGAATGCTGTAAACCAATTCAATAAATTCAAAGAAAGTCACAACAAGAAAGCTGAAGGCGCTAAGAAAATACTCAGTATTCTTGATCGTGCTCGTAAATTAGCGTTAGAGCGTGGAGCTAATCCACAACAAAACATAGCTCTTAAAGTATCTGAAGTTTCTCCAGAGCTGCAACAAGAATTAGACGCAGCAATCCAAGAGCATCTATCAGATGGTTTTAGATCAGAAGGTAGAACAGTTACTGGATACAACAGCGTATTTAGT